CCCATGAAAAAACTGTAGAGATAGGACAAGAAGAAATTAATGAGCATAAAATTTATTTAAAGTTTGATTGCAACGAACTTATTATTCCTAATCCAAAACCTAAAGTAATGTTATAATGGCTACTCCTGTTTGGCAAAGAAAAGCAGGTCAGTCAAAATCTGGCGGACTCAATGCTAAAGGTAGAGCAGCTTACAATAGAGCTACAGGCGGCAATCTAAAAGCACCTGTCACAACAAAGCCAAGTCAATTAAAAAAGGGTAGCAAAGCTGCTAATCGTAGAAAGAGCTTTTGTGCCAGAATGCTTGGAATGAAGAAAAGGCTTACATCAAAGAAAACAGCAAGAGATCCTAATTCAAGGATTAACAAAGCATTAAGAAAGTGGAATTGCTAAATGGCAAAAAAAACTTGGAAAAAACCAACAACAGTTATGTTTGTTGATTATTGTAAAGTTTGTCAAAAAGAAATTACAAATGATCAATCATTCTTAGCTTTTTTAAATAAAACATATTCACACTTTGATTGTGATAGGTCGGATTACATCAAACAACAGGAGAAAAATGCCTAAAGGTAAAAATAAGAAATATAGCAAAAAGCAAATGAAGATTGCAAGAGTAGCTGCACCTAGAAATAAAATAACTGGTGCTGACTTTGCAAAACTTAGAAAATCAAAAAGAAAGGTAGTTTAATGAAAACACTTACTAAAAGACAAAAAGATACACTTAAAAAACACTCTGTTCATCACTCAAAAAAACATATGGCTATGATGAGAAAAGAAATGAGAATGGGTAAATCATTCACAGCCGCACATAAAAAGGCACAAAGGTTAGTAGGGAAATAATATGGCTAACGTACCAACTAACAAGAAACTTTATGCAAGAGTAAAATCGGAAGCTAAACGAAAATTTTCTAAATGGCCAAGTGCCTATGGGTCTGCTTGGTTAGTTAAAACTTACAAAAAAAGGGGTGGGGGTTATAGAACTACATGAGTAGAGCAAGTGGCGGACTTACTAAATGGTTTAAACAAAATTGGGTTGATATTGGATCAAAAAAAAAAGACGGATCTTTTGCAAAGTGTGGAAGGTCAAAACTTGAGAAAGATAGAAAATCCAAATATCCTAAGTGTGTTCCCCTTGCTAAAGCTAGAAGAATGACTGCATCACAAATAAGAAGTGCTGTCACAAGAAAAAGAAAAGCACAAAGGGGTGCATCAGGTAAAAAACCAACAAACGTTAAAACATTTGCATAGGAGGAATAATGGCATTTGAATTTCTAAAAAAGTTTTTTCCAGGTAAAGATGAAGAAGATCAGGAAAAAATTGAAATGATGTTATTGAAACAACAAGACCCAAGTTCGGTAACAAGAAAATCAGAATTACAAAAAATAGACGAAGAACTTAAAAAGCTTGGTCTTAAATAACAGAATAGGTTGATCTACTTGTTTAGCAGATCAGTAATAGCTTTTGCTATTGGGTTTGGGTGGGCTTGACTATGTTATGGACAATATGTTATTGATCTGTTGACGATCAATGCATAGTTATTACATAGTTGATATTAAAAAGAGCAGTAAAATTAGTTCAGATTGTGGCAAGTTATTGATTACAAATCAATTGCTCTACCAACTGAGCTACAAGGGCATATTAAAATATATAGGCTTTTATACTAATTTTAGTATAAGAGCCACTTTTTTTGTGCCTAAATTATGGCTAAAAATTCAAACTTTATAATTTTTCCATAGTTTTTACATAGTTTTTTTTTCATATTTTCTACATAGTTATGTCAATTGATTAGTTGCAATAGATGATAACAATGGTATAACCAAATGATAACAAAGTTAATGGAGAGAATATGATCAATTATAACATACATTTTACTACCAATAAAAAAGGTAAAAAGATTGCAAGGTTTGAATACAAAAAACCTGACGGATCTAAAGCCTTTTTACAAGCACCAAA